GATTCAAAAATACTTCAGAGAACTTCATACGGAGGCGTTCCACGAACTTGAAGAATTTTACTTCGTCCCGGCTAATTTCTGAAGCGCGACCAATGTTGAATCCGGTGGCTGCTTCCAAGCGTGATGTGGGCACATTCAGTGACTGATACAGTTTCTTTTGGAAGTAGTTGACATCTTCCATTTCGCCAAGGTTCTGACCGCCTTGCAGGGTGCTGACTTCCGTGCCCTTGCCGCCTTCACGGCGAGGCATCCAAAAGTCTTCAAGCATGGACATATGCTTGCGCTGGTCGCTCATCTCTCCTGTAACGGGATCGTACATGAGTTTGTTGCGATACCGCTGCATGAGTCCACGCACATACTCTTCGGCTTTCTGCTTGGGAAGATTTCCCACATCCACATAGAAAATGCGGCGTTCGGGCGCACGGGCTAGACGGTAAATCACTACCGCGTCCTCAATCATTCGCAACTGGTTTAGTGCTTTGATTGCCTTGTGCAGATATCCAAGAATCTTCTTGCGCCGCGAATCAAACAGACCGCTGTGGACAAAGCAGATGGCATCAGGACTGATCTTGAGTCCGTCAAGCGTAAGCGTGGACGAAGCCTGATCCTGTTCGCTGTAGATGTAGAACTCTTCGATTTCGGAAACAAGATTCACGCCAAGGGGAGCAGTTGCGCTCTTGCCCATTCCGGTGTTTGCGTTGGTGACGGGCTTCTTCTTGATCTTGCGAACCTTGCGGATCTTTGTGGGATCAATAGGGCGCAACTCCAAGATGCCCTTCTTCTTGTTGGCTTCATCAATAATGATGTGGTAGTAGATGCGGCTGTCCACATACCACTTGCGGAACACTTCGTATCCACGGCGAGTAAATTCCAGTAGTTGCAGAACTTCATGGAATTCGTCTTCAATCTTGTCCTTGATGGCTTTCGTCTGCTTTACCGCAGACACATCAATCTTTACGGCATCAAGGGTATCGTTGTACACGATGCTCTCATTGCAAATATCCGCGATGGCACTTTCACATTCGGGGTGAAGTGCCATTTCGCGGTACTTGTAGATGAGTTCGATGTCTGACTTTACAGAACCGTCAAAGTCAACATAGGCTCCGAAATAACCACCAACCTCAATTGGGGTAGCACCATCATCGTAATCAGGTGCCACAAAGGAAACGGGCTTCTTGAGGATTTCCTCCGCAGAAGCCCCTTCCCGACCGTCCTTTTTGCCGATACTAAAACCAAACAGGTTGATAGCCATAATGTAAATACCCTTTCAGAAAGAGTTAGAAGCCAATGCCGATGTTGATGCCCAAGTTCTGTAGAAGCCCGTTCAGGTTGATGCCTGTACCGCTTCCAACAGCAGGAACCGCAGCACCCGCAGCAGCCTCCCACCACGAATAGTTCAGGGTCACGGGGAACTCTGCGATGGAGTCGTTGTTCTCGTAGGACAGGTCGATGGTTCCAACTTCCGCAGGGAAGCAGCCAACGAAACTGTAACTACGGAGAGCAGTGCCGTCACGGTGAAGTTGAGTAACCGACCAAGTAGGCATGAACTCCATGAAGTTGCGGGGAGCAACTTTGGTGGTGTGCGAATTAAAGATCGCGCTCCAGTTCTCAAATGCCGAACGCAGTGCAAGGTTGGCATCGGAGATCACGGTGAGCGACCAATCTTGGAAGGTACGGTCGCCCGGTAGTTTGATGCGGCGACCACGATACGGAACTTCAATGGTTCCGAGGGATGATGCAGGAATCTGAGCAGCCTTGCACAAGAACGAGATGGCTCGGTTATTTGAGTATCCCGGAATTGTGCCGTTGACCACGAACAGGTTTGTGCGTACACCACCGCCTGCGAAGGCATTCACAAATCCTGAAATGTTGTTGCTTGGATCTACTGGCATTTACTTGCTCCTTTTGTTAGCCCTAATATCTATACGATTAGCCGCCAACTTCGCTGAAATTCACGCCTGTCTTGGTGGCAATGAAGTTCAACTGGATGAAGTTGATGCTGCGAGTCGGCTTGATGAAGATATCGGCTACAAACTCGTTGCGGTCGATGACCTCGCCCGTGTTGTTGGTGTCGTCGCAGACCACCTTGAAGTCGGTGATACCACGCCGCTGTTGCACGGTCTTGAGGAAGGGGACAATCAGGTTCTTGAACTGTGCGCGGGTGAACGAATCGTTCTGTTCGAACAGGAAGAACTTGGATGCCGTTGCGATTGCCTTCTCAAGCACGATGAACAGACGGCGGACATTGATGCGGTCGAATGCCGATGGCTTGGTCTGTGCGGTCTTGTCTCCGTACAGGATTACGCCATCACCGGGGAACGACACGACAGGGTTGATCTGCCGGGTGTACAGTTCGTTGCGGTGAGCCTCGGAAGTTGGGTTGTATGCCAACTTGACCACGCTCTTGATCTGACCCCGGTTGAAGCCTGCGGGCGAGAACCAAGCCTCGTCCGTGAATTCGGTACGCGCCACCAGACCTGCAATGTCTGCGTTTAGTGGCATGGTGCGAACCACATTGTTGTAGGTATCAAGTTGATACTTCCAACCGCTGTCAAGCACAGCGTAGGACGAGTTGATGTTGAGAGTGCTTTCGCGGAAAGTCTTGATGTTGTTCAAGGCTTGGTACGGCAGAGCAGACACAACATCGGAAGACGCGGGGGACGCGAATGCCATGCAGTCTAGACGCTGTTCGCAAACATTGTTGACTACGAGTTTGGCTAGGGTGGCAGAAGCGTTTCCAAGCGGGAGCAGCGAAACATCCACTGCGGTGGGATCAGCAAACTGACTCCATCCGTACTGCCAACGCTCCGAATCGGTGGGCGTTGCGTTTGCACCGTTTCCAAGAGTCAGCGACACAATGTTGTCGCTGACAAGACGGGCACCGCTGATGTTGTTCAGCAATGGCCAATCGGTCTTGGTGGAAAGGTATCCGGTGTTGTCCGAGAAGTTGGCTTGCAGTGCGTAGATGTACTGCGACTTGCTGCGGATGACATCCTTATAGTAGTTGCCCGAGCCATCGGTGTTGCGGGCATCGGTTGCGCGAGACACGGCTTCAAACTTCTCAAGCAGTGTGTCCTTTGTGCCTGTCCACTTGCCGTCCGCATCAAACACCAGTACGCTAACCATGTCACCGGATCCACCGATGCTAGCAGCGTAGTTGGTTGTGGTTGCAACAGTGTTTACATAGTTGGTGTACACACTCTTGACTTGGAAAGTCGCGCCTGCGTTCTGTGCCGCTGGAATGGGATTCTGGAAAGTGAGTTTGATGAATCCGCCTGTTTCCGAAGTAACGCCTTGGAATTCGTTGGTTGTCGCAGTGAATCCAACGAAGGCAGTGGTGTTTCCGTTGAAGTTTTTAGAAACAGAAGACACCAAAACATTGGTTCCGTCCGGGAAAATAACGGAGTCGCCCACCGCAAAATGGTATTTGGTGGTGTTAGAAGCAACCCAGAAAGTGAGTCCGGTGTCACCGAAAGAAACGGGGCTTGCGAGAGTTGCGCCACCGTAGGTGGTGATGCCTGCGCCACTGACAACAACAACCTTGAGGCTGTTGCCAAGGGCACCGGGGTAGCGTGCTGCAAACACGGTTCTAGCAGCAGCAGCAGAAGTCACCGCAGCCGAAGGCGCATCGTATTCGTCTTCGTTGTTGATGTCCAGTGCGCCAGTGGCTCCGGTGATTGCGGCAGCAGCATTGACAGCAGAAGCACCAACAACACGAACAACCTGCATACTGTTGCCGTACTGTAGGAAGTTCGCGGGGGTGAAGAAGTCCACATAATTGGTGGAGTCAGGCTTGCCAAAGATATTGGCAAGTTCAGTCTCGCTTGCAATCGTGATGATTTTGTTGCAGGGGCCCCAATAAAAATATCCGGCATAGCCGCCGGGGGTGGTGGCAACCGCAGGAACGATTGTGGTCAGGTCGATTTCTTTAATGCTTACGCCGGGGCTAACTCTGAATCCCATTGTGGTGTCTCCTTCGTCTGTGAAGCACGGGGTAGGGTATCGTTACTTCTATTGTATGTATTATTTGGATTTTTCCTGTGGAGCAGTGCTATCACATTGGCTCCTCGCCCCAATTCCATGCGGTTCCCCTGTTGTCGGTGTACATTTGGGAGTCCTGACCGTCATCCACAAAGCCAAAAGGGGTCATTTCTTCTTCCAAATTTTTCATTTGGTCTTCGTACAGATCCCGCCGAATATCGCTTCCGGTGATGTCCTTGAAGTACGCTTGGGTGGTAAGCCACGAAAACAGGACAAGAGTCATCACCAAATCGTCGTTGTGGTTTTCTTCTGCTTCAAACGAGTCACCGCGGGCAACAAAAGTACACAACTCGTCCACCACATTAAAGTCTTCAACAATGAGTTTAGTGTCTTCCAACAAATTTTTGAGAATGGCACACCCAATGCGCTTCACGGCAGTGGAGGTTTTCACCCCCTTCATAGCCGAGCCGCCCTTGCCGAAGCCACCGTTCACCACCTGTCCCTTGCGCCCCTGCATCTGCACATAGATGATATTGTCGTATTCCAAGTCATCGTGCAGGATGTCTGCTACTTGCTGCCCAATGTCATTGATCTCAACCAGTACAAAGGCATTGTTGTACTGCCGTGCTACCGGATAGATGGCATTGGGGTACAACATGGGAGCCAATTCGTTGTTTCGGAAAGTGGCTGCTACCCGATACGGAATGCCCGTGACATCAACCACCGAAAACGCATGGTAGTCCTGTCCCACACCGCGAGAGGTGTCCACCACAATCACATATTTGTGGTCGGGCAGCGGACGGGCATACACCCGCAAGCCTTCGGTATTTGAATACTCGGGAGTGCGGTATGCCATACACTTGAGTTTTTCGGGATGCACAAGGGTATGGACTGAACCCAAGAATTCGCATTCGAATTCCGTTCGGAACTGCTGTTCACTGGTGTTGGAAATGGTTTGCCGTTTCCACTCGTCATCACGACCGGGCACATCGCTCCAATGCACCTCAATGGGCACATACTCGTTCTTGCCTTCTTCACCCGGTCGCTTGTTGGCATTCACCCACAGGCGGTAGAACATGTTCAAGCCCTTAGGC